CAAAGGACATCCAGCCGCAGGTGAACCTATCCTGATGCGGGACTATCAAGTAGAGATCGTCAACAACTTCCTGGCCAACCCACAGTGCCTGCAGGAAGTGGCCACAGGAGCGGGCAAAACCATCATGACAGCGGCCCTGAGTCACAGTGTCACGCCCTATGGTCGTAGCATAGTGATCGTGCCCAACAAGAGCCTTGTCACCCAGACCGAGAAGGACTATGTGAACATGGGACTGGATGTGGGTGTGTTCTTCGGCGACAGGAAAGAGTTTGGTCGAACACACACCATCTGTACCTGGCAGAGTCTCAATGTGTTGCTCAAGAACACCAAGAATGCCACCGCAGACATCACCATTGGCGAGTTCCTGGAAGGTGTGGTGTGCGTGATCGTGGACGAGGTACACATGGCCAAGGCTGATGCACTCAAGACCCTGCTTACAGGCGTGATGTCACAAGTGCCGATCCGCTGGGGGTTGACTGGAACCATACCCAAAGAACAGTTTGAAAGCCAGGCCTTGCTGGTAAGCCTGGGTCCGGTGGTGTCACGTTTGGCTGCCGCCGAGCTGCAGGACCGTGGGGTGTTGGCACAGTGTCATGTCAACATCGTGCAGTTGGTAGATCACACAGAGCACAGCAACTATCAAAGCGAGCTCAAGTACCTACTTGAAGAACCAGGCCGACTTGATACCATGGCAGATCTCATACGCCGAGTCAATGACACTGGTAATACCTTGGTGTTGGTAGATCGAGTAGCTGCCGGTCATGAACTGGTGGCTCGATTGGGGCAGCATGCAGTATTTGTTTCCGGTGCTACTCGAGCCGGGGAAAGACAGGAACATTATGACTCGGTGGCAGAGACAGACGATAAAATCATTGTCGCGACCTATGGCGTGGCAGCTGTTGGAATCAACATTCCTAGGATCTTTAACCTTGTGCTTGTCGAACCTGGCAAAAGCTTCGTGCGAGTCATTCAATCGATTGGGCGAGGAATACGAAAGGCCGAAGACAAAGACTATGTACAGATCTGGGACTTGACATCTACCTGCCGATTTGCTCGACGGCATCTCACCAAACGTAAAAGTTATTACAAAGAAGCCAAGTATCCATTCACTACTGAACGACTGGAGTGGCAAAAATGAAGCTAGGGCACGATCCTGTACAGGATACTTTGGTGCGTGGGTTTATAGATAGTGTTTGTAAAAATATCTCTCTTGATTCACTGGGCAAGATAACACAGCAAGCACATGACCAAGCCTGGAGACGCTGGCTCACTGATAGCAAAAACAACATCGTGACCGGACTTGACAGTTTATCCTATTCGTGTTTCTCACCAGGCACGACACCAGCGTTTGGTGATTTCATTGCAAGACACTCCCGACGCCGGATCAGAGTCAGTCGGAATGATTTTGTCTTGACGAGGATCTTGTGCCGATCATGGTCAAGATCTTGGCTGCCCTTGGAAGAAGGCGCGTTGGAAAAACAAGACTGTGTGATCATCAGTCTGCCATTTTCGGGCAATGGTAATCTCTATCCGGGATGGCATGAGCTTTTGGATCAAGCCGATGATCTAGCGGTGCCGGTCATGATTGATGCAGCTTATTTTGGCATCAGCCATGGAGTAAGATACGACCTTGATCGATCCTGTATCTCGGATGTGGCCATAAGCCATACCAAGGCAATGTCGGGCAATGAGCTCCGGCTGGGTGTGAGATTCACTCGCCAGCAACATGATGATGTTCTGTCTTCGGCACAAATTGGCAGCGACATCTTTGATCGATTGGGTGCCTATATTTCCATGCAGATCATGAAGGAATTCTCTCATGATTGGTTTGTACATAGGTATCGAGACCTAAGTCGCGGCATCTGTCATGCCAATGGTTTATGGCCAACCAATGTGTTGACACTGGGACGCGGCCCCGACGATTGGGAACACTTCCGACGAGGTGATTACACTCGTGTGTGTATCACTGACGAAATCCAAGCAGCCAGGCTTGACCTTGACTGTAAAACATAGTAACATAATCACATGCGCATACTCACCATTGACAATCAGGCCTATAATCTAGACAGTCTACCCGAAGAAGTAGATGACATGAGATTTGCTGTGTTTGATAATTCTGACCCTGTCAATCCTGATTATCATTATATTCCATTGATATTTCTTGAAAGCTTCAATGCCCCGGCTTTGGTGTTGCGCATCGGTGAAAACGTGATACGCATGCCTCTAGATTGGCAGATCTTGATCGGTGAGCCCGATCTTGGTGATCTTGAAGTGTTGCCTCTTACCAGTATCAATGACCGTGGATTTTCAGTGTTTGAATTCAACCCCTTGACCAGTTTCCGTCCCAGTTTTCCCGACATCGAAATCATCGACGTGTATCATGATGTCACTTGGTATGCCCCAAAGCTGAAAAATGGACAGATGCTGTGTGTACCCCTCACAGATGACCCGCGTCCTCCTTGCGTGTATTTTGTCAAGGAGATTTCCAGGAACTGTGATGTGGTCAACTACTCACGTGCTTGGTGAATCACATGGATCAATATCAACAAGAAACTCCCGACTTGCCGCGTCCTGTGCAAGAATCACTCTCTGTCAAAGATTTGCAGCAACGCCTGGCCTATCTCGAACAGCGACTAGAGCGGCAGCAAAATGACATAGATCGATTACGACGACAACTGCATCAACTGGATGCCAACCATCGCATCACACAGCATCGAGTGTTCCGAGATGAGTGATCGTCTCAATATCCGGTATGAAATGCGACAACTGGATCAAAAAAATCGAGATTTTTATCGCAGTCTTACCGACGATGAACGCAAGAAATTCAGCAACTATCTCATGATTCGCTGGAGTTCAGCGGTTTCGGGTGATCGAGAACTGCAAGAATATTATGTGCAGAGCTGCAATCACTATCTCAATCATGATTTTTTCTCAGTCAATCGACACCCGCAACTGCAGTGGCTCATGGCCACTGCGGTCAGTCCCGGTCTAGGAGCACAGGATCATAGCTGGATCAAACCTCAGGCCAAGTCAAAAGCATCCGGGTCCCAAAAACAGCTAGAGAATCTCTATCCCAATCTCAAGACCAGTGACATCCAACTCTTGGTCAAGATCAATACGCAACAAGAAATAAAAACACATGTCATCGACCACGGTATCGACTCCAAAGACAAGTGATCAATTCCGCTGCCAGCATTGTGGACGTGCGTTCCAGCGACACACCAGTTTTGAGGTACATGTGTGTGAGCACAAACGACGCTATCTCGAACGCGACGAACGTGGAGTACAATTGGGATTCTGGGCATTCCTAAGATCTTTCGAACTCATGCACGGATCGGCACGTCTTAAAACATTTGATGACTTCGCACAGTCGCCTTATTATCGAGCTTTTGTGAAATTTGGACGTTACTGCCTAAACACTCGAGTAATCAATCCCGAACAGTTTGTGACATGGTTGTTACAGACCAACAAAAAACTGGATCGTTGGTGTAGCGATCAACTCTACACAGATTATCTGGTGCTGTATCTTCGAACAGAATCTGCGGATCAGGCCCTGGCGCGTGGACTTGAATGGTCCATCGACTGGGCCGAGAGAAATTCGGCTGCGGCCCAAGATTGCCTTAGATACGGTAACAGCAACACCATCTGCTACGCCATCACATCGGGCCAATTGAGTGCGTGGTGTGTTTACAACAGTGACAGCGGTCAGGCTTTTCTAGATAACCTACACAGCGAGCAAATCAACCTGGTATGGCCCTATATCGACAGCGATGTTTGGCACAAACGGTTCCGAGATTATCCGGCCGATGTAGCCTACGTGCATGAAATGTTGACCAAAGCAGGATGGTGATGCAGGCCGACATTGACATCGATTTTGCCGATCGGGACCAGATCACAGCACTGATACCTCATGTGCCCGCCCGACTCGGCAGTGGGCGCCGGCACAATTCAGGTGTTTATGTCACAGACATACCCAGGGATGCCAGCACTGGCACTGCGGCCATCGATCACGAGGAGGCAGAACGTCGGGGATATTTCAAAATAGATTTCCTCAACATGTCGGTGTATCAACTGCTTAAAGATCAGGCTCATTACGACGACATGATATCGCGTGAACCAGACTGGGCACGTCTTTGGCGAGATCCCGAATGGGCCGCACAGTTGGTACACGTGGGAGGCTATACCAATCTCTTGGCATCAATGCGACCTGACAGCATACCCCGTATGGCTGCATTCATCTCGATAATTAGACCTGGCAAAGCACATCTACAAGATCTTCCCTGGGACCAAGTGTTCGCCACAGTGTGGGACGGCGATGCAAGTCGAGGCTATGTGTTCAAAAAAAGCCATGCTATCTCGTATGCGGCCTTGGTGGCCTTGCACATGAATCTTCTCAGTGTTACTTGACTTTTTGCACCAGAGTGATACTGCGTTTTTTGCCACGTCGACGTGCGATAGAACCCAAACTGCAGACCGGACCATGTACTATGTTCAAATCACGATTGCTGAATGTTCGTAGATAAGGTCTGAACGGTTCCCATTCGCGTTTTAAAAAGATGTTGATGGGTATGGTGCGATTGCTTTCCCACCACCAGGTGCCTGCCAATTCTAGAAACAATTTTTTTTCATCATTGTTTGGGATACTGGCAAAATCATAGATGGTTGTGACCACGTCATCCTGATTCTGTATAACTCCCAGGTATTCTACATCTGCATAAATGCAG